AGCCGCTAGGAAAACAGGAGGTCATAGACTGCGTTATTGATCTTATTCCTGAAAAATCCGCGCTTGCCGATACTTTAAAAATATCCGCAAAAGAGGCTTATGTAAAACATCTTACTCATCTTCTGATGCACAAGAAATTCGGCAGCACAAATCAAGATCGCCCCGTTATGCTGGCCGATTATGTCAAAGCTCTAGAAAATTTCCCCGAATTTGTTGTCTATCAGGTTTGCCGGTTTTATTGGGAGCATGACCGCAGACCATTCGTGCCGTTCATGGGAGAAATGGCCGATGCTTGCCAGATTTTCACGGATGCCATCAAACGCTTGCTAAATCACGACAGCGGAGCACCGCGCATCAAAAAACAAGCCGAAGAACCTTGGACGCCACCTACCGAAGAAGATAAGCAGAAAATCTCCAATATGCTTGCCGAGGCAATGAATGTTATTGGTGCAGAGTAATTTTCTTGCGAAAAGTGTTAACCATTACCAACCTATTGGTATACAACAAAACATTTATCTTGAATGTAGCGCAAAGGCTTGGTATAAATGGTCATCAAATAGCCGCTACCGGCTAGCCTTAACTAGAGGAGAAGATCATGACCACCTACATTCAACCAAACCAAAACGAGAAGAACGCATGGGCCGCTATGGCACAAGCAGCTTATACGCAAGGCCGCAATGATATAGGCCATAAGTTTAGCGCGGCTGCGAGTATGCCGAATGGCGCTCGCACAAGCTCTTCCACCTTTGACAAGCTGCAATCTCAATACCGCGCTTGGCTGATTGACAACATTTTTGCAGAAGAGGTTTAATCGTGAGCAGCTTTGTCATCATTCGCAAGGAAACTGGCGAAGTCATTTGTGAGACTTGCAGCCAGAAAGTAATCGCCAGCTTCAACTTCAACCCCGAGAAGGTCGATATCGTGCCAATCCACGAATATCTTGCCAACCTAAACCGGAAAATTAGAGAGGGGGTGCAATCATGACTTTGGCCATTAGTTATTCAGATCATGATGGCGGCTGGTATAAAGTGACAAACGGGAAACGCTGTCTTGCTGATTTTCGCAACTACGAAGAAGCTGAAAAATATATGCAACGCAAATTAGATGCTGCTTGCAAGCAAATCGACCATACCTATGCGAACGACCACAAGGGTTACAATCTGTGCCGGAAATGCGGGGGAGATGCGGTTCTAGACCGGCAAGCCTGCAAGGAAATCGAGGCCGAGCATGGGCAGTTTGGAGCGGGGGCTTAACATGACATTAGAAAACTTTTCTACTGAAGAACTGGAAAAAGAACTGAAGTACCGTAAAACCCTTTTGGAAGTAGGAAAGGCTACAGAAATTCCATTAGAGGATGCTGGCCTGACCATCAATGTCGGGCGTGACGGAACTTGGCTGCATTTTAAGGCTAAGGACGGCCTATATGCTTCGTTGAATGTAGAAAATCTTGCAGCCAATAAGGGATCGGTAACCGAAAGAGCGCTTCTGGCATGGTGCCATGACCGAGCCGAAATTGCTCAAAAGATAAAGGATAGAGTGCCATGACTGATGAGAAAAAAGCTATACATACGCCGAGCCAGATAATCGGTGAACAGATAGAGGGAGGCAATATCATTTCTGGGCGCATCGGTGGAACAGATGAAGCCACTTCTGATTATTGGAGCCTCGAAAACAGAGTGCGGAGACAAGTGCCAAAACCGAAAGAAGGATGCGAGGGAAATATCTTTCATGAGGCCGCTGGCACAATCGACCGCCTCAAGGAAACGGTGAGGGAGATGGCAGAAGTCTTGAAAGCATGGGTTTTTATGTATGAAGATGCGCCTGAAAATGTTCCGCCTGAAGCTAGATTAACCGCATACATGGCAACAGTCGCAGCCCTCGCCCGCGCACAGAAGGAGATTGGGGGATGAGCGACAGTTTAGATGAAATGCCAGAAGAGGAATTAACTGCTTATACAGACTTGGAAAATCTGTTGTATAATCGTATAGATTTTGGATTAGGCAAACGAGATGCTTACGACATTACAAAAGCAATCGGAGATTTGATCCAGCAACGCATTAAATGCGCTTTCGAGGCAGCGGGGATAAAATATGTCGGGGAATGAGCCAATCTCAGCATCCGAAATCCGCACCATCCGCAAGGCTCTAGGGCTATCCTACACCAAGTTTGCCGAGTTGCTAGGCTACACTAGCCGGAACTGCGGCCAGACGATCTACCGCTTCGAGAAGGGCACACGGAGGCCTTCCCCGCTGGCCCTCAAGGCACTCAATGAGCTAAGGGAGAAGATCAATGCGAAGCGCTAAAGAATGGTCAGACATATTTTGCAATCGACACATCATCAGCGTCCGTGGTAATGTGATGGAGGAATTTATCAAGGAAATTCAGGATGATGCTAGAGAAAACAAGGAGTCGGAACAGACAAAAAGAACAGAAGATCAAATCGACCTTACAAACGCACTATTCAAGCATTCCTCGAAAGTCTAAATTCCATGGCTGCTCGAATCCTATCAAGCGATATCGGCATAAACGGAAACTTGAAGATGTTCGAGACTATGCCAATCAGTGTAGGCAAAAGCGACTCGCAAACCCGTCAGAAGCGGAACGAGCATTACAAGATATTCTGGAAAACATCGGGATTGCCGCCGAAAGAGAAAAAATCTTATCCTACGCCGAAGGCCAGCGCTTCATCATTGCCGACTTTTACATTGATAGTGCAAAAGCCATCCTCGAAGCAGATGGGCCAAATCATGGTCTACAGCGAGGATATGATCGAGGACGCGATCAGTACTTTGAACAACTTGGCATCAAAACATACCGCTTCACCAACCGCGAAATCCTCAAAAACTCCCCCGCCACGGCCAAGAGAGTGAGGGAGATACTCAATGAAACAAGTCCAGATTGAGTGGAACCCTGCGCTAATGACAGCCATAGAGTTTCTTAAGCGGTGCAAAGCAGTTGATATACCTTGGGAAAAATTGATGATAGCAGGAGAGATCGAGGGGGTAGATGGCGTACTACAAATTACCTTGCATCGTGAACATTAAGCCGATCAGGCTGCATAATTCCAGTTGCCTAAATAATGGGCAATGCTATAATCCACAAAACTAGGGAGATGCCTATGGCCGACAATCAAATTGAAGATGAATTGATGATCCGCCGCCGCAAGCTAATCGCCGCCTCCAAAACCCCCCGCACCAAGGAAGAAGTCGAGAAAGTCCTCCTTCCCTACAAGGCCAGAGGAATAAAGTTTATTTACGACGAACGCGAGGTAACAATCACTCGCGACTTTGATGCCATGATTACGGATGCTAATAACAACGCGATTAAGCGTAAAAAGGAAGTCACACTCACCGTTTCAGGAAACCTGTTCAGGCCCATCGAGGACTTCGACCACGATGCCCGCTGGCTCTTGGCCCAAGCCGGAGCAATTCAGGAAGCCCAAAAAACCCTTACAACCCGGAGATAGCCATGAAACCATCCAAGAAAGAAAAACCCACCAAGAACAAGGACGCCAAGGCCAAGACCGGCAAGCGCATGACCCGGTGCGGAAAATGATCTACGACAACAACCACCAAAAGCTGCTCCAGAGAAACGAATTAATCTCTGCCCTCAACCGGGACAAATCAGCCAAGGACATTGTTGTTAAGGAGATTGACGGCGAAAGCATCTTCATAAACGCCAAGACAAACAAGCATTTCAAGTTCGTTGACCCAGAGAAGAAATGGATTGCAGAGCTTAGCGATATCCCTGCGATCCTTAACCAGTTAAGGTAATTGCCTAAAAAATAGGCAAATGGTTAATAACCCTAATAACTTACCTGTGATTAACAAGAATGGCTTGGGAGCAAGGAATAGAAAGCCCTAACCCAGAGGGTCGGCCTCCCAAACGCCGCTCTTGGTCTGCTGCGATTGAACGGGCGATTTACCGCCGAGCGCACGATGATCCTCAAGCCTTGGAGAAACTCGCTGAGAAGCTTGTAATAGCCGCTGAGAACGGAGATTTAGGAGCCTTGAAGGAAATTGGTGACAGGATCGAAGGCAAATCATTACAATTGATGCAGATCACCAAAGAAAATCCATTCGAGGATATGAGCGCGGAAGATGTCATTAAGCTCCGAGACAGTATCCGAAAGCAACTTGGCTATAATGGAAAAGCTTCTGGACTTAGACCTGAAACGCAGGAAGCTAGAATTATACAAGCCATACCCGAAGCAGAAGGAATTTCACAAAGCGGGGAAGAGATACCGTGAGCGACTATTCCGCGCCGGAAACCAATTGGGCAAGACCGTTGCAGGATCAGCCGAAGTCGCAATCCACGCCACAGGCCGTTATCCCGATTGGTGGGAAGGCCGTGTCTTTGACGAGGCTACGAATGGATGGTGTTCAGGTGTCACGGGAGAAGTTACGCGCGATACGATCCAGAGATTGCTCCTAGGAAATGTGGGAGAACGCGGAACAGGATTTATCCCGCCAGATTCAATCATTGATGTTTCGCAGGCCAGAGGCCAAGCCGATCTTGTCGATAGTATTCTGGTCAGACACAATTCAGGCGGCAAATCACGTATCAAGCTCAAGTATTACGAGCAGGGGCGAGAGAAATTCCAAGCCGATACCCTGCACTGGGCATGGAACGACGAAGAGCCGGAAGAGGATATTTATTCCGAAATCCTGACCCGGACTAATGCGACAGGAGGATTAATCTGGACAACATTTACGCCCTTACTCGGTATGTCTAATGTCGTCCGAAGGTTCATGATGGAGCCTAGCAACGATAGAATAGATATTAACATGACGATTGACGATGCCTTGCATATCAGCAAGGAGCAGAAACAGATCATCATCAACAGCTATCCTGCCCATGAGCGCGAGGCCCGTATTAACGGAACGCCGATGTTGGGATCGGGCGCAATCTTCCCGATTGCCGATGACGATATTGCCTGCGATGCCTTTGACCCTCAGGATATTCCGCAGCACTGGCGAGAACTCGCAGCCTTGGACTTTGGGTGGGATCACCCTACAGCAGCCGTGAAAATCCTCTACGATCCTGACGACGACATTATTTATGTGACCGCTTGCTATAAGCGCAAGGAGGCTTCGCCAATCATTCACGTACCTGCATTAAGACCATGGGGGAAAGAATTGATGTTCGCTTGGCCTCACGATGGCCTTCAGCATGATAAGGGATCAGGCAAGCAGCTAAAGAAGATATACGAGGATGAAGGGTTGAACATGCTGGCAGAACATGCCCAATTCGAGGATGACAGGGGAAACGGAGTCGAAGCCGGTATCACCGAAATGCTTATGAGGATGGAAACCGGGCGCTGGAAAGTCTATCGTCACTTACACGAATGGTTTGAGGAAAAGAGGCTTTATCATCGCAAGGATGGTAAGGTTATCAAGGAATTTGATGACATTCTCTCGGCCTCGCGTTATGCTCTGATGTGCCTAAGATTTGCTTCCCCCATTAAGGGTTACGATACGCCGATGAGAAACAGAACAGGGCGCACTTGGGCCAGCGCATGAGGGATGAGATGTTAGCCGGATTGGCAATAGGATCGGTTGTGGGTTTCTGCCTCGGCATAGGCGTGACAATCATCTTTCTTCTGTGGATGGGGTCTTAGGTGGACAACAAGACCATTCGCCTCGCTATTATGAAGCGTTGCCCTGAGATATATTTCATCTCCAAGCCCAAGAAGAACGGGCAAGGTAAGGTCTTGTGGCTCATGTATGCCAAGATCGAGGGCCAGAAGCGCCCTATTCGCCTCCTTGCCGATATGCCGGACACCGCCATTCTAAGCTTCAAGGAACTTATGAATACGATGGTATCGGAAATCTATGATGAGATTCAGGCTATCAAGAAAGGCGTGATAACCCCTCCTGACGATCCTTGGGATATAGATACCGGAGTTGGCCCGCTTTCCCAAGAGGGCCAGAAGGTATTCGATAGCCCTGAGATTCAGTATTACGCCAAGGGAACGCCTAATATCGACCCCAAGAAGGGCAGAATTATCATCCCATGACTATCTGGAACCTTAACTTTGCAAAGCAGGCAGAGTTCGGGGAAGATGTTCTGGATATCATCAAGCGTAAACGTATCACCTTCCACGGTTGCCCCCCTTGGTATCTGGAAGTTAACGATGGCGGAGACTTGAAGCTCTGGTTTTACGGACACCGCAATGGCAAGCCTTGGGCTGGTGGTGTGACTATCAAGCATAGAGAGGACATGGCTAATGCTGTAATAGCCGGGGATTGTAATGCTCTCGCAGACGCCTTCGAGCAGATCATCGACCACACAATGAGCAAGTATGAATAAAGTCCGTCAGAGTATTGACTTTAGCCTTCCGTTCTCATTAACATTGAGCGCCTTTACCTTTAAGGGGAAACCCATGAAAAAATATCTGTTGGCGCTGGCTCTTTTTCTCCCGATGCCTGCCTTTGCCCAATCCTCCACGGCCTCCCTTCTAGGCGTTTATACCACGGACAATGTTCCGGCTTTAACCTTCGGCTACACCGATCAGTTTGGTAATTTCACTGGCGGCTCGGTTCTATTTCGTGGCTCTACATCAGGGACATTGACCATTAAGCCCAATGCCACGGCAGGAACAGCTACACTTACGTTCCCGACCGGGACTGATACCCTGACTGCCAATGCAGCAACGCAAACCTTGACCAACAAAACTCTGACAAGCCCGACAATCACTGGCCCGACTATTTCAGGCGGGGCTGTAGGTGCGTCAATTATTTCCAGCCAGACAACGGCTCCCACCACAGCATCATGCGGCAACGGGCCTACGCCTGTTACGGGTACGGACGTTGCTGGACTTATCGCAACTGGGACGGGAACGCCGACGACTTGCGATCTAGTCTTTGCCACTCCCAAGACTACTGTCCCGCATTGCGTTGGCGATGTGACCAGCGGTGTAGGTGTGGTGACGGTTTTAGGCTCGTCCACCACGGCTCAGGTCAATTTCAGTCTCTCCGCTACTGCCACGGGCCTTCAGTATATTTGTATTCAATAAGGCGTGAAATGTGTCTGATGTTGAGGAACTCCAGTTTGGCAGTCCTGAAGGCACCGAGGATTCAAATCCTGCGGAGAACGCCGAATTACACGAATACACCGGCCCTACAGACCTAGAGACATTCAAGAACTGGTACAGGCAAGACCGCGATCATTCTAGGGATTGGCGGCAAGAGGCCCGTGAGCAATATGATTTTGTCGCTGGCTGGCAATGGTCGCAGGAAGATGCGGCTTACCTCAAACTATCTCTCAGGCCGATCATTACCTTTAACCGCATAGGCCCGGTTGTCGATTCCGTTGCAGGATTAGAGGTCAATAACCGGCAGGAAGTCCGTTTCTTCCCCCGTCATGTAGGCGATGCTCAAGTGGACGAGCTTCTTACTGACGCCGCAAAATGGGTAAGGGACGAATGCAATGCAGAGGACGAAGAATCAGATGCCTTCATGGACTTGGTTATCTCAGGAATGGGATGGACTGAGACAAAGACAATTTACGACGAAGAGCCTGATGGGAAATGCGTAATTGACCGGGTTGACCCGCTTCAGATGTATTGGGATGCGACTGCATCAAAGAAGAATCTAGGCGATGCAAGGCGGGTAACAAGGGTCAAGGACGTATCCGTTATTGCAGCGCAGGATATGTTCCCCGGCATTCCGATTACTACCCTCCATGCCGCATGGGCCGATGATACGGCGGCAATGGCGGAAGACCCCCACAACGCCCAACAGGCTCCCTTCTACCGTAACGACCAATCGGGACTAATCGACAAAAATATGACACTTGTTCGCATTGTGGAAACGCAATGGTGGGAGCATGAGACTGTCTATCGGGTAATTGATCCGCTCAGCAAACAGCCTGAGACATTGACGCAAGAGGAATACGCAAAGCTCAGAAAGCGTATTTCCATGGTCAATAAAATCTCACCTGTTCCAATCCCTATGCCCCAAGGTGTCCGGCAGAAGCGCAAGTGCTACTGGAAGGCATTTATTGGCGAGGAAGTCCTAGCGACTTACAAAGGCCCAAGCGAAGGCGGCTTTACCCTCAAGCCCATGACGGGCAAACGTGACAGGAACAAGGGGACTTGGTTCGGGTTAGTCCGGGCGATGGTTGATCCGCAGAGATGGGCTAACAAGTGGCTCTCGCAAAACCTTCACATCCTAAACACGAACGCCACCGGCGGAATTGTTGCAGAGGTAGGAACCTTCCTTAATCCTCAAGAGACAGCAGACAATTGGAGCGATCCTGCCAGCATCGACTACGTTAACAAGGGCATGTTGGATAAGTGGAAAGAAAAGCCAAAGCAGCAATTACCAAATGGCTCCGAGGCATTGATGCAATTCGCCATTAGCTCGATCAGGGACGTATCGGGGGTAAACCTTGAACTCTTGGGCCAAGCCGACAGGACGCAGCCCGGAATCCTAGAGCATCAACGCAAGCAATCCGCGATGACCATTCTCGCTGGCCTCTTCGATAGCTTGAGGCGTTATCGCAAAGAGCAAGGAAAGCTCCTGCTTTTCTACATTACCAAATATCTCTCCGATGGCCGTTTAATCAAGATCGGGGGGCCGTCAGAGGCTAAATACGTTCCATTGGTGCGTCAGCCAGATACCACCCGATATGACGTAATTGTGGATGATACGCCGAATTCCGTTAACATGAAGGAACAGGCATGGATGGCATTGCAGGCAATGATGCCGATGCTGGCTAAGCTTCCGGTTCCATTGCCGGTATGGATGAGCGTCCTGAAATACAGCCCATTGCCTAGCTCCCTTGTGGCTGAAATTGAGGATGGCTTCCAGAATGCACCCCCACAACCAAATCCTGAGCAAGATAAGATCAAGGCGCAGATGCAGATCGAGCAGGCCAAGGCTCAGGCTAACGCCCAAGACGATCAGAGAAGGGCGCAATTCGAGCGTGAGAAGGCTCAATTTGAATTTAGCCTTGACCAGCAACGCTTCGAAGCCGAAATGAAGCTGGAAATGATGAAATCCCAGAACATGCAGCATGTCGAGATGGCAAAACACGCCGCCACCAACATGACCAATCTTCACAAGGCCCGCATGGACAATGAGACTAGGCTTGCGGTCGAGAAAATGAAAACCATGACGAAGCCGAAAGAGAGTAACGATAACGGCGAATTACAATTTAACGAGCGCGGGGAACTCGCATGACGATTGCCAAGCATCCTGACGGTCGCCAGTTTTACTTTGACGATGCCATTCCCAAAGAGGCCATACAGGCTTCGATGAAGCATTTGATGATGAATGAATCTGCTGAGAAGCAGCGTCAAGCACAGGAAGAACAACGCAGGCAAGCCGAAGAGGCGCAACGCAAACAAGAGCAAGCGGCAAAAGAGGACGCCGAGCGCAAACGTCAGGATATGGAGGCAAAGCGCCAGAAGGCGGAATCCGAAGGCCAGAGAAAAGAGGGAATGGCCCGCGAGGATAAGCGTCACTCCGACCACATGCAGATGGGCAAAGCCCAATTACAGATGCACGCTCAAACCGCCTCGGCAATCGAGGAATTAAGCAAGCAATTCGAGTCCCTGAAAGATTTACCGGCACGAATGGATGCTTTAACAAAAGCCGTTACAATGCTCGGACAACAGATCGGCAAATCCACGGATGGTCTGGTCAAGGTCATGAAATCTCCGAGGAAGATTGTTAATAGCCCCAAGGGACGCCCGATAGGTATGCAGATCGAGGATGAGTAATGCCGGTAGTAACCCATCCATTTGTATCTGCGATAGCCGATGATCCTGCTGCCGTTGCAGCCGGTGAAGTTGTCCCTTCAAACTGGAACGCCAACCATACCCTAGCCTATAACATATCAACTTCCACGACAGGCTCATCCGTGACGATGGACGCTTCCGAGGATATCAGGGAAGTGAATCGGGCCCACGCCTTTACGGTCAATTTGCCAACAAGCCCGATAGCAGGAAAGCCATATAGGGTTGTCGATACATCGGGGGCCGCTGCTACCTATAACATCACAATAAGCCCGGCTTCGTATGTCATTGGCTCGAATAATGGGGCATGGACTGGTTACTACAGTACATCTGCTTCGGCGTGGATTCAGACGGCATGAGCGGGGCGTTCCAGTACGGGGCTTTTCAATTCGGGGCTTTTCAGGAAAGTGTTTCCAGTGTTATATTCCAGCCCGGAACAAAAGGGTATAAATACCCCGATAGTGTTTTATGGGAACGAGAGAACAGCTTTGACGATGACGCATTGGCAATCCTGCTGATGATGTATTAGGAGGGCAAAATGGATGACCTGTCACCTGAAGAACAAAAACAATTCGAGCAAATGCAAAAGCAGGAAGCCGAAGAGAAGGTTGTTATCGATGCTGAAAAAGCTGCTCCTGCCGAGAAGATTGAGACTGTCGAAGAGCCTGTTAAAGAGGCTAAGGAAGTTCCTCTCGCGGCTTTGCAGGAAGAGCGCGAACGCCGCAAGGCAGCAGAAGCCGCGACACGCCAAGCGGAGCTAAATCAGGCCCGGTTAGACGAACGCCTGAAGATTATCAACGACCGGCTAAATCCTCCCACGAAGCCACGGGAGATTCCCGACCCCGACAAGGATGCTCTTGGAGCCTTGAAGGCGACTACCGAAGAAATCAAACTGTTCCGCGAGTTCCAGCAACGGCAGCAAGATGAGACACAGCAAAGGAACTATGCCCAAGACATTATGGCCCGCGCTTCGTCTGCTGAAGCCGAGTTTATGAAGCAGAACGAGGATTACGGGGTTGCAAGTGTGTTCCTCAAAAAGTCGCGTCAGGCAGAGTTGGAGGCCATTGGTAAGCAACCTCTGGAAATCCAGCAAATCCTTACCCAAGAGGGGCTTTTGCTGGCTGACGCAGCATTAAAGCAGGGCAAGAATCCGGCTGAGCTTATCTATAATCTGGCAAAGTCTAGGGGTTATTCGCGGCAAACAACTGTTGTCGCGGCACAGCCCGTGACGGATGCCGAAAAGCTTGCCAAGATAGCCGAGGGCCAGAAAGCCAATACCTCGCTCGGAAATGTTAACGCCACGCCTCCAAAACCACAGATGAGCGGCAAGGACTTGCTGGCTATGGACGACGAGCAATTCGAGAAATGGCTTGACAAGCTTCCTACGAAAGAAAGGGCAAAGTTCCTCGGCGCTTAATTTAATTGGCCGAGGTATTGATTTTGCAAAAAAGAAAGTGTTAGGTTTCGACAATGGCGCTAGAACCGCAAGTTGATGCATTGCTTGATAATGCCACTTTGACCAAGGGCATTGACAATGGCTCTATGGGTCAAGTTCTGGCGCAACTCAAAATCATCACTTTCCTTCTGCGAGAAGGGCTTGCTGTTAACGTAAGCGATGAAGATTTGACCATGTTCCAGTTGAATAACCCACTATCCCCACAATAGGAGAACAAAATGCAGCCCACCGGCCTCGTAGGACAAGTAAACAAGATTGCTGATGGCTCTACGAACGTCCAGTTCAAACAGGGTAATCAGGGCAATGCCATTGTCGATCAGTTGCATGGCAACTGTTACGAGGCCGCGCTCCGCGGGAACCTCTACACGCTTGCCAATCAGGCTGCAGTAACGACGACCGCTGGTCTTGCCACTACGTTTACCGGGCTTGCTATTGCCAATCCGTCCGGTTCTGGTGTTAACCTCATCCTGCGCCGTTTCTCTGTTGGTCAGGTTGCTGTTGCAGTTGCAGGTTCGGTAGGATTAATGGCGGGTGCTGGTGCAGCCGCAGGAACCCTTGTCCCGCAAAACTGCCTCATTGGTGGCCCGACTTCCAAGGCTACCGGCAGCGCGAGCGCCACCATTGCAACGCCCATCCTGCTTGGAACGTACGGCTCTGTTGGCTCACTTGCGACTACGGGTTATGGCCTTCAGCCGGGGATCGTGGTCGATCTTCAGGGCTCAATCGTCGTTCCTCCCGGCCAGTATTTGGCCTCCTACACCACCGCTGCTTGCACTTCAGCGTTTGTATTCGGCTTCGTTTGGGAAGAGTGCGCGGTATAAAATAATTCTGGTGCAGCTATTGACTTTGAGAGTGCCGAAAAATTAATATGAAGTTCTGCTCATAGGCCAGTTGTCTATGTCTCGCCTCCGCTCCTGCGTTATGGACGGTTTCGCTTAATCCCTGCGGTATGGGATTACCAATCGAAACCAGATAACCATAATAGGCAGGAGATTACTAATGGCCGTCACTTCTTATGGCACTAATGACCCACTCGCGGTAAAGCTCTGGGCCAAGACGCTCAATGTTGAGGTCTTGAAGGCCACATGGGCTTCAAAGTTCATGGGCGAAAGCTCTGACAACATCATCCAGATCAGGGATGACACCACGAAATCAGCCGGTGACAAGATCACCTATGGCTTGCGTATGCAGCTTTCCGGTCTTGGCGTGATTGGTGATGGTACATTGGAAGGCAACGAAGAGTCGCTTACGACTTACTCGGATTCAATCGTCATCAACCAGCTTCGCCATGCCGTTCGCTCTGCCGGTCGCATGAGCCAGCAGCGTGTTCCGTTCAGCATCCGTCAGGAAGCCCTTTCCGGCTTGCGGGATTGGTGGACGAACAGGCTCGATCTTGGTTTCATGAACCAGATTTGTTGCAATACTGCCGAGTCTAACTATGTTGCGACAGGCGGAACGCAGAACACGGGCCTTCAGGCTCCGTTTAGTCTGCCTAGTACCAGCGGTGCCACCGATGTTCATTATCTCTCGATGAATGCCACGGCAGGCGACGAGAACATCACCTCCGCCAATACCATGACATTGACAATGGCCGATAGGGCCGTTGAACGTGCAACAGGCTCCCTTGGTCTGGGAACCTCGAATGCCGGTTATGCCCCGGTTCGCCCGGTCAAGGTCAATGGCTCCGAATGGTATGTATGGTTTTTGCATCCGTACCAGATCACGGACATTCGCACCAATACCTCAACCGGACAGTGGCTCGATATTCAGAAGGCCGCAATGACGGGTGGCGAGGTCGAGGAAAACCCGATCTTCACTGGAGCCTTGGGTGCATACAATAACGTTATCCTACACAAGGATCAGCGCGTCACAACGGGTGTAAGCTCTGCAACCAGCACCACGGCTGAAACCACGGTTCGGCGCTCGGTCATTGCTGGCGCTCAGGCTTGTACGCTTGCCTACGGGCGTGAGTCAGGCAAGGAAAAGTACACTTGGGTCGAGGAACTCTTCGACTACGAGAACCAGTTGGGTGTCTCGGCTGGCTTGATTTACGGCATGAAATCGACGCAGTTCAACAGTTCGGTGTTCGGCCTGTTTGTCTGCTCAAGCTACGCCGCTCAGCACTAAGGGGGAATGAATGGCTACAGCATATAAATCTCAGCAGATCACGGCAGGCAAACAGCCGCGTGTTCTCCCTACGGGTGTTGAGGTGTTGCAGGTTGCAACATTCCTTAACTCAACCGCCTTCGTCATCAACGATACGATTGCTTTGGTACAGATTGAGGCCGATCCGTCAATTACCAATAATGGCCCGGTAGTGACCCGGACAACCATTGACATGCCTCCCATGGATAGCTCAACGGGCTTTACGTGGATTCTTGGCGATAGCGTCACGACAAATCGCTACATCACGACTTCCACGCTCGGCCAGTCGAGTGCCGGTGGTATCGTGGGAATGAACTCCGAGGGTGGTCTAGGTTTTGCTCCATTCCTCTCTGCCTTCGGAGCCTTCAGTACCTACACGGCTGTTTCAAATCAGGTCTATACGGTTGTCCTGAAGGTCACGGCTGCTGCCACAGGTACTGCAACGACCGGCAACACGATCACGGCTGTTATCGGCTACTCTTACGATCCCTAAAGGAGTCCTATGAAACACGGCTATCACGGTTCTCCGAAGGAGACTCACAAAATACACGGCGGGAAGGCGATGGTTCCCAAGGAACTCACCGCGACTTCCATGCCGGGTAAGGCCGCAATGCGGATCAAGCCTCAGATGAGCGGTTCGCAGTTTGAGGGCGGAGAAAAGACCAGCGGTAAGGCGAAGGGACTTCGCACATATCGAGAGGAATGAGATGAGGGTTGAATGGCTGTTTCTTATAACTACGGACAGCTTCAGGCCCAGATTGCCTTTGAACTCGGCCAGCGCACAGACCTTCTGAGCATTCCTGCTGGTTCTGGGCTGGCCCTTTCACCCGTCCAGCAAGCCATTCAAAACGCGATTGCCAAGTGGGAACGCGAGCATTTCTACTTCAATGAAGTAGAGGCAATAAATACTTGTAATACTTCAAAGGGCGTAGAATTTTATACAGCTACAGCGCCCGCTGGTTCTCCTTGGTCGTTTATTGCCGCGCAAATCCATATCGACAAGATATGGGTCTTGATTAGCAATAATCGCTATTCGCTTAATCCGCGCACAGAACAATATCTCTCAGATACATCACTTAATCCTAGCGTCCAAGGTCAACCTATCGACTACGCCTATTATGCCGAGACAATAAGACTCTATCCCATACCGGATGGTATTTATCCAATCACGATTGAGGGAACGCAAAGATTTTCTACTTTGCAAAACTCATCTGACAGCAATTCTTGGACGACAGACGCCGCTGATTTAATCAAGGCGGAAGCCAAGATGGACTTGCTGAATAACGTCCTGAAACAAAGTGATCTGGCGCAAGTCCAAAAGAACCTGATCTATGGCGACCCCATGAACCCGCAGGATCAAGGGTATATCCACGCCCTTAGAAGCGAAGGGGTACAGCGTCCCGCACAACTCAAAGCAAGGGCTCATTACTTCTGATGCGTAGCGATACCTCACCCATTGTCCTCAAGCCTGCCGATTACAGCCCGGATATGCCGATCTATGAAAATCCGGGATCAGGCAACATCCAGAACGCCATTCCCCTGACTCCGAACAGCTATGGCCCATTTCTCGGACTTGCAGCCTATGGCTCGGCAATCAGTGGGCAATGCTTGGGGGCAATATGTGCAGAGGATGCCGATGCCACAAACTACGTTTTTTGCGGTGATGCAACCGATCTATTCGTGTATTCCGACAGCACTACTCCCACTAATGTAAGCAAGAGTTCGGCAGTCTATACACTTTCTACAGGGCAACGCTGGCGCTTTCTTCAGTTCGGCCAATATGTCTTGGCGACCGACTATGCCGATCCAATTCAGTCTTTCCTCTTGGGAACATCGACAAAGTTTGCCGATCTTGCGAATGGGAATATTTCGTCACTCACGCTTGTTGCCGGAACAGGCTATACGCCGGGAACCTATGCCCTAGCCGTAACGGGGGCTGGAGGCGGATCGGGCTTTGCCGGGACTGTCACGGTCAATGGCGGCGGCGGCTTGGCAAGCTATGTAATAACCAGTGTAGGAAAACTTTACCCTCAGACTGCCACGATTGCCATTCCAGCAGGAGCCGGGTCTGGATCGGGTGGCTCCATCACGCCTACCATTCAGACAATTGCCCCTAACGCCCGGTACATTGCGGCAATAGACGGATGGTGCGTCGTTGCCGGGACGAACGATTCTGTGAACGGAAACAATCCTCAAAGGGTATGGTGGTCTGCCCTCAATGATCCGACCGATTGGCCGGTTGTCGGGACTTCGACTTCTGCCGCTCTTCAATCAGGTTACAACGATCTATTCGGTGACGGCGGCTGGAATATGGGCATTGTCGGAAACCTTGGCAATGCAGACGGTGCGGTGTTTCAGGAAAGAACCGTTTGGCGAATTTTGCTTGCTGGCCCTCCCGGAACCTTCTCATTCATTCAGGCTGAAGGCGTGAAGGGATGCGTTGCTCCCAACTCTATCATTCACCTTGGCCCGCTTTGCTATTATTGGGCGCAGGACGGAATCTACAAGTTTGACGGCTCCCAAAGCTTTCCATTAGGAGCTAATAGAGTAGATCGCACGATTTATTCTATGGTCGATTTTTCCAACATCAATAGAGTGGATGGATGCGTCGATCCGACCAATAAGATGATTTATTGGGCTTTCCCCTCGCTCTCAAACTCAAACGGAAATCCCGATACAATCCTTGGATATAATTGGGTATTGGACAAGTTTTCTCTCATTACCGGCGTTACTTGCGAGACAATGTTTTACTCGCTTTCGTTCGGAACCACGCTTGCCAATATGCCGGGAGGAAATCTGTCTCAGATAAATGTCCCCCTTTCCTCCCGTTTGTGGACAGGCGGAACGCTCAACCTGTCTGGATTTAACACAAGTCACCAGCTTTCCTATTTCAACGGAATGACACTTCAGGCCACGCTCGATACGATGGAAATCCAGCCCTATCCGGGGCAAATGTCATTCGTCCAGAATACCCGTCCCCTTGTTGATGGTGGGTTGCCGACCGTTGCACTCGCAGCAAGAAATCGCCTTATCGACACATCATCCTTTAATTCTGCGGCTCCGATAAATTCCTTCGGGACTTGCCCTAATACAGTTAACGGACGCTACATCAAGGCTGAAGTGGTTATTCCTGCCGGTAGCCAGTGGACGCATGTCCAAGGTGTTGAGCTAGAAGCCATTCCGAACGGTGTCCAATGACCTATCCTGCTGTCCCGGTTGCCTTTGCAGACGAGAAAACGCACCGCCGCATTTTGGCGGAAGCCTCAAATCGGCACAATCAGGGGAAATTTAACTGTTTTATCGAAGTGACTCTGGTTGCCAATGCCGCGACGACAAAGATAAACGATCTTCGCATTACGGCGACTAGCGTCCTGCTTTTCATGCCAACAACTGCCCATGCGGCGACTGAACTGGCTACGCTCTATGTCCCGGAAAGCACCATTTTGCCTCCTATCGGTACTTCATCTGGAAGCGCGGTGATCCATCATGCCAACAACTCACAGACCGATAGAACCTTTAGAGTAGGAATCTTTGGATGACATTCTTTAACCCTGCACAAATGCAATCGACCATGAACAGCCCCTATTATGCTCAGCTTATGCAGCAGATGCAGGGCGGTGGAATGATGGGGCAACCCCAATCTGGTGGTCAATTTCCTGCGCCCGGAGCGCCGCAGATGCCGCAGGCTCAACCGGCCATGTCTGCCTACAAACCATCTCCTACAAGCAATACACAGCCTCCGCAGGGCTTTTTTCAGCAGATGATGGGAAGCCCGCAGGGCATGGCCCAAGGTGTCCAAGGGCTTCAGGGCATGGGCAATATGATGGGAAGTTTAGGGAGTAATTTAGGAGCCGCAGGAAGTTGGGCAACCTCACAACTCCCCTATGCAATGAACAGCATGGGAATGGGTAATACGGCTTACGATATGTTAGCAGCGCAAGACGCAATTCCGATGGCTGCTTCTGCTACGTCTGCGGCTTCCGCAGCAGCCCCCTCGTTCTTCGATTCACTCTTGGCTTTCCTATGAACACAGCAATTGTAGGCATACCCTCGACCCAACTAGCTGATTGCTGGAATGGTATCAAGCATATGGTCACTGATGCCTGCACCCATTCCAACGGAAAATATGAGGCCATAGATATTCTTCATGCCCTGCTCAGGGAACACATGCAGTTATGGGCTATTGTCGGAGAAACGGGAATAAGCGCGATTGTTATCAGCGAAATCGTCAATTATCCGAGGATCAGGGAGTTCCGCATTCTAGCCACTACGGGAGAGGGCATGAGCGATTGGCTTCATCATCTCGCGGCGCTTGAGAATTGGGCCAGAAGTCAGGGTTGCCAAGCCTCAGAGGCTATCGCAAGGCCGGGGTGGGAAAAAGTGTTAAAAAGCGAGAATTACAAGCGCACCCATATTATACTAAACAAGAGCCTCGGAAGCTCGGAGACAATGCAATGAGACTAGAACTTACGCCCTATAGCAACCGCCCATTCCTGAAATGCCGGGATCAAAACATCTGCCATTTTGGCGGCGGATCACAGGACGCAACGACAAGCGGAGGCCCGTGGAAACCGCAGCAGCCTTATCTAAAGGGGCTGTTTGGGTCTGCCCAGAGTCAGTACCAAGATTACACCCCGCAGTATTTTGGGTACAACGGAACCTCCGGTGGAACTCCGACACAGACGGGATCAAGCCAAGTCTCCCCCTTCAATTCTCAGGAAACCGGGGCTATCTCCCAGATCGGCCAGCTTGGAGCAAATGGGACACCAACATTGGATTCCGCAAATAGCGCGGTTAATCAGTACGCCAACGGCTCGATGTTGTCCGGCAGCAACCCCTATTTCCAGAGTGTCACCAATCAAATCCAAGGGTCACTTACTCCGGGTCTAATGTCTGCCTTTAGCCAAGGAACAACCGATAATCCGAACGTAGCCTATGCCGCCTCGCAGGGTCTAGGAAATGCGGTCGGTCAAGCTGCCTCGCAGAATTACGAGACACAGAGCCAGAACCAGCTTAACGCCGCCAGCATGGCCCCGTATATGTATAACACTCAGTTGGGTGGCGCGAATGCCGCGCTTACGGCAGGCCAAGCCTCACAGACGCAGGCGCAGAATGAATTGAGCAATCAAGTCAACGCCTATAATTACTACCAGCAACTCCCGTACAATCAGATCAACCAGTACGCGAGCCTTATCAACGGAAACTACGGAACGCAAAGCACTCAGAGCGTCCCGCAGCAAAGCCTGCTCGGCTCTATCTTCAGCGATGCCCGGTTGAAGGAGAACATCAAGAAAGTCGGGAAACTCGATAACGGGCTTCCGGTCTATAGCTTCAATTACATCGGAGAACCGACGACTCATATCGGCCTCTTGGCTCAGCAAGTGCAAAAAGTCCATCCTAAAGCCGTCAGCACCTATAAATCATTGTTGATGGTGGATTATGCTAAAGCCGTGGAGATGGCATGACCGACACAAGCAACACAGACAGCGGGGATAGCTGGTTATCTCAAATAGCCAAGTTTATCGGCTCAGGATTCACGCCTGACACAATGCCTGCATGGGGCGCTCTGGCAGGCTTGGGCCAAGCCGCGACCCCTCATGCCGGACGCGGAATGGGTTGGGGGAATGCTCTAATCCAGACCGCCGCAGATGTAGGCAAGGATGCTGTGGCGGGCTACAAATCTGGTCTTGAGTCCAAACAAAAACAGATGATGCTCGATTACTACCAGAACATGATGGGCGGTCAGCCTTCTCCGGGCGCAGGGAATAATCTTGTGTCAGGGGGGAATCCTACCCCCGGTTCACTTAACGGCGGCACAAGCCAACTCTATGCCATGCAGCAACGTGGAATGGCGCTTACGCAAGCCCCCGATCCTACAGGAAATACTCAACGCGCTGGCGCACAGCTTATTCAGGCGGTCAAGAGTGTGATCGGAGAAGGCAAGGAACTTAATCCAGATGGTTCCGTTACTCCATTGGCTGGTTACAATAAGGCAGTAGGTTTAACCGAGGCTACCAAGCAGGAACAGACCCCGCGCGAAACGGCACAGAAAACTTACCAGTTTATGACGCCTCCTGCACTTCAGAATAATTTCGGAAGCCTCGCGCCTGCCGTCACATCCTCTGCCTTGCAAGACATTACTGCGAACAGGGAACCGGCAGGACAAGGGCCGGGGAACCAGACACCACCTGACGGACAAGGCCAAGAGGTTCCACCCGTCGATATGGCGACCCTGATGGCACAACAGCAACCTCCGCCACCCCCTCCGCCTCCGGGGGCTAATCAATTACCGCCTCAACCACCCGCACAAGGAATGGCCCCGCAAGGGGATGCCTTGGCTGCGTATCGTCAGCAACAAGGAATGCCTGCGCCGCCTATTGATGCCCAAAGGGGTGCGATGGGGATTCCTATCGGCTCTTCTTCGCCTCAACCATTGCCGCCACAAGGCCAACCTCCAATGCAGGGGCAACCGCAGGGTATGCTGCCGCAAGCCCCTGCACCACGCCAAGCCGCATTTATGCCGCCTCAGGCTGTGCCTCCGCAAGGGCAGATGGCAACTCCGCAACCTAATCCCTTATCTTCCCTGATTGCTCAGCAACAGAACCCACAGGCGCAAGCCGCTCTTCAACAATATCCAAATATCGCCAAAGGCTCCGATGGGACACCCTTGGTTGCTGGTGATGGCAAGCCGTTGCTTCCGCAACTTGCCAATAACCCAACTTATGCACCAAGCAAAACCGGCCCCGTATGGAATACAACGCCAAGCGAGAACACCAATACTGCTGTCGCCGCTACAAATAAACAGGTAGAGAAAAATATCTCCGATCTTTCGGAAGGAACTTCCTCTATGGGTGAGTTGGCTTCTGTTCTCAGCAATGAACAAGCCGCGACAAACAAGCTGACTCAATTATTCCAGCAGACAAAGATGGGCGGTGCGGTTCAAAACTGGCCGGATATTGTTAGAGAGGCTGCGGCTGCTGGTTTTGTCACCGATCCGTCAACTATCCATAGTCTCGCAGACACACAGCAAGCCTTGGCAATCTCATTAAGACAGGTTTTAGGGGACTTGAAGAATACCAGCATCGGTGGTGGCGAAGGTACTCCGATGCGTATCTTCGGAACGGAAGTTAGCGCCTCGTTAGAAAAAGCAATCAACCCGCAATTACAGCCGGATGCTCTTTTCGGACAGATGAGTTTTGTAAACGGAGTAACGGGGCGTGGTCTTGACGCATTGAAACAATGGGATGTCGCGGGAGGTAGAAACAACACACTTGATAATGGGCGTACCATGTTGCCTGCGGATTATATGCGCCAATTTACTCTTAACCACCCCATTGATGCTTACAGCAAATCATGGGAACAGAACACGGCCCCGTTTGCGGGGATGAAGGGATCATCTGGGACAAATAATTGGATCAGAGTTAATGGAAAGCTCGTCCAGCAATGACACAGCAAGTTACCCTTGAGGACGGATCGGTTCATGCTTTCCCGGATGATGCAACGCCAGATGAGATGACGACTGCGCTTGCTGCTGTATCTCCCCCTCAAGACCAGAATTACCGACTTGCCAAAATGGGGGGAAGCAAGATAGTCGAGGGATTGGAAAATTTTGCTGGCGCTCCCGGCGATATTGCGGATTTATACGAAGGCTTTATCGGAAGCCCATTTTCCAGAATGATGCAAGGCCAGAAACCGCAATTCGGCGTTCCTGACCCATCAATTACTGGCCCCATAAATTCTGTATTGCCAAACTCTCAGCAAACTATCGGAGCCAGCAATGCTGCTGGCGTTACGAATAGACCTGATTTAGCGCCGCAAACAGAGGGGGAGAATTTATACGCATCGACAATGAAAGGTGTCGGGTCAACTGCCCCACTTGCATTGTTTGGTGGCCTTTCTGCTATTCCAAATTTGATAGCTCAGGGAGCCGGAAGTGGTTTCGGCCAACAAGTAGCAAAAGATTATTTGCCTAATTGGATGCCGGGGAAAGAAGCTATTGGGTCGGTTCTTGGTGGATTCGGTGCTGGTGGCGCAGAGAATCTTGTTGAGAAAGGTATAAATGCAGCAAGCGGTGCGACTTCCGATCTTCTGAAATCCTACCAGAACCTTGACATTAAACCCAGACTTGTCGGAGATGTTTCCCAAAATCCTACCATGCAGGCATTGCAGGGTTTTGCCACGAAAGCTCCTTTCGGTGCTAATCCGGTTAGAGAAGCAAGCAAAGATACGCTTGATGAGTTTGGCAATGCGGTTAACAAAACAGCAGATATAATGGGCAGTTCTCAAACTTTACAGGAAGCCGGTCAAACACTCCAAGACCACGGCAAAATATGGATGAAGGATTTTAAGAACGCTCAGGAATCGGCGGCGAACGATGTTGCTCAAACGATTGGCACTAATGCTCCTGTCTCTCCTAGCAACACAAGATCGGCAATCGGACAATTAACCCTTTCTTCGAATGGCAACCAAGCATTATCAGATGCTCTTAAAAGCCCAACGACACAGGACATTATTAATGTCTTGGCGGAAAACGGAAATAACCCTTTAACATGGGAACAGGCTGCCGCGCTTCGTACAAAAGTCGGACAAACTTTAGAGTCCACACACTTGATCGGAACACAAGAGCAAGCACAAGCGAAACTGCTTTACGGCGCTCTTACGAAAGACATGGAAAACGGCGCTCTCCTTTCTGGAAGCTCGGCAGGATTGGCTAAATTCAGAGCCTCTAACTTGCTGACTTCCCAAGGCCATGATTTTGTCGATAATGTTCTAGGTGATGTGATGAACGCAACACCAGAGCAGGCTGCCTCTGGTTTGCTTGCTTCGGGGACTAAAGGAGGGACGAAATTGCAGATGTTAAGAGATGAAATGCCTGAAGCAGCCGACGAATTAGGATCAGCAAGCATTAGAAGAATGGCGGCTGGCGAATCAAACGCTTCTGGCGGGAACGCGGTTTCTCCGTCCCGCTGGCTTTCTAACCAAGACCCTACAAGGCGTCTAGCTCCAGAGGCCAACGCTGCCCTTTTCCCCCACCCAGACGTGCAGGCACGGATGCAAGACCTTGATAAGGTAGCGCAATCAATGCGTTCCACGGAAGCATTTGTAAATCATTCCAATTCGGCGTCTAATCTTGAAGTAGCTTCCATGTTCGCCGCCCCCGAAGCTATTGCGGCTGGTGCTGTCGCCGGTCACGAGGTCGGGGGTGTTCCGGGAGCCTTAGCAGGAGGCACACTTGCAGCCACTCCTTTTATGGCTGGCCCTCTGGCCGGTCGTCTTTCTACTTCTTCTGCGCTGGCACGATTGATGGCGACCCCTTCGGTTGCACAAAAATTAGGCAAAGTTCCTACTTATCTAAATTCTGCTCTTGTGCCGTTCTCTTTAAACGGAGGACAGTAAAATGGGATCAGATATTTCCAATTCGGTATGGTCAACCACGGACGCGTCAAACAATGCGGCGAGTCCTAACGGTTATAGTTCCAGCACCACACCGGCCAACGTGGTCGCCATTCAGCAAGCCGAGCGGGGCGCACTCAAAAGATTATACGAACGCCTCGGCCCTGCTCTTACTAGTACAGGATCGGCCAACGCCTATGTTGTCACTCCATCGAATACCGGCTACCCGGTAGCCTTAGTCCAAGGTGACATTTATTGCTTCATTGCCAACTTCACAAATTCAGGCGCGGCTACGCTTGCTTACAATGGCCTCACGGCTACCGCTATCACAAAGATGGGGACAAGCGGCCCTACAGCCTTAACCGGAAACGAAATTCAGACCAATCAGGTTGTGATTGTCGCCTATGACGGGACGCAATTCCAGCTTGTCTCTGCTTTGCCTGCACCATCTCAAACGGGTTATGCGGCTTTAACCGGGGCTTCATTCTCTGGTGCGGTAAACTTTGCCCAAGGCGCAAACATTGCCTCTGCTTCGACCACGGCTATCGGAGCCGGAACCGGAAATTATATCAACATCACCGGAACAACCACGATTACCGCCTTTGACACGGTACAGGCGGGGACAGAACGCATACTAAACTTTAACGGCATTCTGACGCTTACTTACAATGCCTCTTCCCTCATTCTTCCGGGTGCTGCGAACATCACGACAGCCGCAGGAGACATAGGGCGCTTTGTTTCTTTGGGATCGGGGAATTGGGTCTGCACCGCTTACAGCAAAGCCTCCGGCAATCCTGTCGCTACGGCTATCGCATTAGCGACTTACCTTGGGTTTACCACTTCGGCTTCTGCTAACGGATACGTGAAATTGCCAGGGGGAATAATCGTTCAATGGGGAAGCGCGACAGGCGCTTCAGGCTCAACGAGTGTCGCCGCAACATTTCCGCTGACCTTCCCCACAAATCTTTATCAGATCGTCCAGAATTATGGCGACAGCGGCCATAGTGGGAGTATCGGCATAACATCATCTTCGACTGCCGGAGCCACTTTTCATATTACATCGACTCCCTCTGGAACGGCGACAGTAAACTATATTGCTATAGGCAATTGATGAGAGTCGTAGCCTTTATATTCACTCTTCTGCTAAGCCAGCAAGCTTGGGCCTTATCCACACCTCCCAATTGTCCGACTTCTGGCGGAACGCAGGCGCTAAATTACCTGACGGCCACTAATGCTTACTCATGCAATGCAATCACGGCTGCGCCAGCAGGAAGTGCTGGTGGTGATTTAACCGGCTCATACCCAAACCCCGCACTCGCGAACACGGCTACAGCCCGTTCCGATCTTGGCCTTGGCTCCATTGCCACGCAAAACTCAAATAACGTATCCATCACAGGCGGGAATGCTCTAGTAACCACCTTGACGGCTACAACCGGAAACATCGCCACACTGAATTTCACGAATGCGTTGGGAACGACGATTACAGCAACGAACCACGAAGGCACGAGCATGGCGTTGTCAGGAACGGCAACGGTGGGGTATCTCGCGTCAACCACAACTCCGATCAGTGTACCGTCTGGCGGAACTGGGTTTCAGGGTGCGACTCAATATGGCCTGATTCTTGGAAATGGTTCGAGCGCATTAAGCGTCCTGTCGCCGACCACAACGCCAGGATTAGCCCTTATATCAACTGCTACGGCTGCGTCGTGGCAGGCCACGGCGAGTGGTGTCACGTGGCCGACTTCTGGCGATGTCGTAATCAGTAACGGCACTAATACGCCCGCTGGCGTAGCCGAAGTTGATGGCGAGTGTCTGGTGGGAACAACCGGAAGCTGGGTCGCAGGATCATGTGGAGGCGGCGGCAGCTCTCCGGCAATAAACGCGACCACGTCTGCGGCGACGTATTACCCGTTGTTTGCGACGAACACGAGCGCGTCTGCAACCAATCTCTATATCGACAAGGCGTCCCCTTGGTCTTATGTCGCCTCTACCGGATTAACCGGAATTTTAGGTATTACGACGACCACATTCACGGATAACGGAAACGCGTCGCTTGCGGGGACAACGACATTTTTGGGCGCGATCCATGCGACAGGTCTTTCGAGCGGAACGGTTGCGGCGGGTTCTTACTTGGGCCTTAATTCCAGCAATCAGGTCGTTCTGGGTAACGGCGGAAGTGGAAGTTCTACAATTGTCGGCCCACAAGGACGCTTGACGCTTCAATCCGGTCAGCCCGTCCAAAATGCAGATCAAACTGGTGTCTCTACGGTTTATTATGATTGCTATACGGGAAACCAGGTTCCTGTCGGCTCATCGCCAGCGTTGCTTACAATTGGATCGTGCGAAATTTCTATGGGGCTTGATGCCGTAACGCCGCACATTGCAATCAGCACGTTATACGATATTTTTGGCATTTCTAATTCAGGCTCTTTGGCGCTTTGTACCGGCCCTGCATGGTCAAGCACCACAGCGAGGGGAAGCGGAGCAGGAACGACAGAATTGCAACTTAACACAGGGATTTGGACTAACAAAAATTCCCTCACACATTGTTGGGGGGGTGCGTCTGGGACAACCGATTACGGATCAATTTCCGCCAACGCAGGAACATATTTGGGAAGCCTATATGCAACTGGAACAGGCCAAACCAGCATGACTATTTTACCTGCCGCTGCATCAACTGGCCCGAATAGTTTCTTGGGTCTTTATAATGCATATAACAGGGTTCCGATAAAAGCGTCTGCTTTGGATAGCACTACATCTTGGGCTTACACGACTGCGACATGGAGAACTGCGAATAATAGTTCTAACAACAGAATTTCATTTATTGACGGATTGCAACAATCACAATTTGACACTAGTTATGTGGTTTTGGCTAATCCTGCGAACGCAGCCGGTGAGTGTTATTCTGCACTTAATCTCACATCAACAAGTGCTACTCCGACCCATATTTGCGGGATGGCTTCCACTGTTACTGCGACCCTTGGTTTTGGTGATAGTATAAACTGTATCCAAAATTTTTATCCACAAATAGGACTTGCTTATGTTCAGGCAATGGAAGAGGGGGATGGGACTCATTCTTGCAGATTCGACGCTAACGGTACTTACCAATTTCTTTCAATTAATATAGGAATGTAAAGTGCCTACCAACCTCAACCTAAAAAGGAAAATACCATGACCGTTTCTCCTACAATCGTTGCCAATCTTGATCTTACCGCTCAACAAGCAGATGTCGCCAGCACCACTCTTTTAACGGCTCCTGCCGATACATTGTATCGTGTTACAGCCTACTCTGTTGTTACCCAACAGGCCACCACATCCGGGCAAGCTCCGATTATTAACATGACGTACACAGACGCAGACAGCGGAGTAGCTCAGAGCGTTTTGCTGGCCCAGAAGATCGTCAATACGAACGGGAAAATCTGTAATGTTCTCGTCAATACGAGCAACCTTTTCCCTTATATATTTAAGGCGAAGAGCGGAACGGACGTAGATATTTTTACCAATGCTTACCTCAGCACTGGAGCAACTCCTCTTCACTTCGCCCTTCACGTTGTTCTCGAACAAATGCAGTAACCGAGGGACGGCGGCTAACAGCCCCCGTCTTACTACAGGAAAAAAAGAATGAATGAGGCTGACTATGAGAGAAGGCAAAGCGTGGCTGATCTAGCCAATGAAGCCTATACGGGGGTTAAAGTGCTTGCATCGAGATTCGAGACACATGACAGGACTTGCACGGAACGCTACAGGTCTTTGCAAGGATGGCTGAAAAGCACATTCTTTACTCTTCTTTCTGCCCTAGGCTTTCTTGTTTTCTACATGCTGACGCGGGGAAGATCATGACGGACACGACCATTCCTCAAACCAAGACTGTCAAAGCAGCCAATACTACTCTCGATGTTATCCTGAGAATGGTATGCCAAAACATTACTCCCTCAATTGTAGGCTTTTTCTGTGCCAAGCTTCCTCTGATTGCCGAGGCTACATGGTACGAAATAGTCGTATTTGTCCTAGCCGCAGCAGGGAATGCCATTAACCAATATACACAAGATGGGTTTTGGGGTAGTATCTCGGCCCTAGTCCTTTACGTGCGCCGAGGATTTAAGAAAATAAAATCCGCAACCGATGAACCTTTACAATAGGAGATAGAAATGGGCTTACTCACCACAGCAATAGACGATATCGAGATTGATGCCGAAACCGCCTTCAAGGCAATCGAGCAGTTCATAGACGATACGGTCTGGCCTGATCTGAAAACCTTCCTCTCGGTATTCGATCCGCTAGAAGCCAAGGCACTTCTGGCCGACTTGATCGGGGCCATTCCTACGGCAGAGACAGGTAATCTTCCCGGTGCAGCCATTCAGGTTGCCACGCAAATAGGCCCTCAGACGGTTGCTAACGCCAAGGTAGCCTTGGCGGCAGTTACCGCACAAAACGCACCAGCGGCCACGCCCGCGAACCCGTAATGTGGTTCCTTAAGCTCCTTGGGGCCGTAGGGGGTCTAGTTAACTGGTTTTTGGGTAAGGAACAGCAAAAAATAGGTATGGACGAGCAAAAGCTGGCAGACGACCAAAAGACCTTGGAGGGCGTTAATGCAAGGCAAGAAATTGAGCAAGCCAATTCTAGCCTCTCTGATGCTGCTATCCGCGACAAGCTGCGCTAACGCTCCTAGCCAGAACGAGTGTTTTTTGTTCCACCCCATAACGCCTAGCTGCACAGACGTTGATACCATGTCAGCCCCCCTTGCCCGGCAAATCCTAGATCATGACGAGACAGGCCGGAGCCTCTGCGGGTGGCCTAGAGTTAGCGCGTGTGGGAATAAGGGGACAATCTAGTGGACGTTCAAAGACTAACAGCCAGCATTCAACAGCACGAGGGGCTAAGCCTAAAAATCTATCAGGATTCCGTTGGAAAATGGAGCATAGGCTATGGGCGAAATTTATCAGATATCGGGATTTCGCCACCAGAGGCAGAGTACCTGCTCGGCAACGACATACAATCAGCCATACATCAGGCTCAGGCCCAAGAATGGTGGCCCAATGTCAGTCTCAATGACGCACGATCAAGGGCATTTGTTGAGATTGTCTTTAATATCGGCCTTGGAGTTTTGGCTGGCTTCCGCAAGGCTCTTGATGCTGCAATGCGATCTGATTGGAATGCCTGTAGCGCAGAGTTTCTTGACAGCCTATGGTCGCGTCAAGTCGGCAAGAGAGCAGAGACTCTCTGCGCTATGATCCAGACGGGAAGCGATTAGCGCCCCTCCAAGAACTCATCAGCTTGGGCGATGGCTGTTCTAGCCCAATGTCCTTCATCCTTGATTTGTGGAATGAAATTATCTGGGCTGCTATCGTCGGCTACTACTCGCGTGTAATGCGTGAGTGCTTCTCTCAACTGCCTGATAAGGGCGATGGGGTCGGTCATTGAAGAAATCCTCCAACAAACAAGAAAGCGTGCGCCCCGACAAAAGACCAATAGCGTGGCTGCCATTTCTTTTTATTTGTGGTGAAGAAAATAAAAAACAGAATTTCTGCCCCTATCAGGAGCAGAAATTTCGCTAAATATATACCGAACGGTTCCATTTTATCTCTTCTCTCCCGGTGATGGGGGCTGCACTTCCTCAGCGGTCGCGGCGAGAGCTTTGTCGGCTATTTGGTGGATTAATTTTTCTTGTGAAAATTCGCGGGCCAATATGGGGTTAACCACAGTTTTAATTTCTTCGAGTGCTGTGCGAAGCGCAGCGATCTGTTCGGCGGGGGTTTTCATTATTCATCCCTCGTTGATTTAATAAGCAAGTCAGCGGCGGCGAATGCCAACTGAGATTTCGTGCAGACTTGATAATGACGCACGGCTCCTTCTTTATCGAGGAGGACAATTATCCCCTCGATTACATCGGGATAATCGAGGACAATTATCCCCTTGGTTACATCGGGATAATCACTGATTAAGTCTTGCACCAAAATCTTTATATCGCTGTATTTCTTAGCTGCGGGAAAATTATGGATGCTCATTTCATCTTCTCCATCTTGATCTGCGCCGGGGTGGGTTTCCATTCGTCCCAAAGCCGAACCCATTTGTTATATTTCTCGCGACGATATTTTACACAGATCATGTCTTATCCTTTGCGCTGGCAGGGGCGGATTTAAGGGCGCGAATCGCTTCCTCACATTCGATGTAGGCGAGAGCAATATCTTCGTGGTTACCGGGGAAAACCGTAGCGCCTGTGTCGCCTTCGGTTTGGCCATATTGTGTTGCGTGATCTTCCCCAAGTTTTTGTATTTTCTTAATCGCCTCTTCCAACACCGCATCTCGGTCTGTCGGCCTCACCGAGGCGAGGGCGTCTTGCCCCGCACATTCGGGGCATGGCTCTATGTCCATCGAAAATTTTCCGTCCTTAACGCCGCTGCCGCCGCATGAAGGGCAGTTTCTTTTCTGGTAATAATTGACAGCATCGCAGACCATTGCAGCCGTAGTTTTGTCACCATACGGAACGGCCAGCGTTATCATGGTCACACTGCGCTCGTTGTCGATAAGATACATATCGACTTTGCCGCCCGGTAATGACGGATTATCGAGCGTTTTCCAGAATTGAGGTCGCCACGCGTTTTTCATAGCTGCTCCTTTGGGGGTGCGGGAAGTGGTTGCCAGTGGGTGGGGGCATCTAAAATCTCTCTTCCGTAAGACACTGCTAACCAATTTGGGAATGGTTCATGCCAACGAGCATGGAGCAACCCTTGAGAATTTTTATCACTCCCGAAACACAAAAGAATCTCTGTCCCATCCTTCGGCGCTGTCTCGATAGGTTGCCACTGGCTTGCAAGGGAGGCGGGAGCGGCGGCGTCTAGCCCCCATTGCGCCGAAATATCGATGAGGTTCCAAATATAATCCGGCGTATAGTCCAAAACCCATTGCTTAAAGCGTGGATCATCAACCATTGTGCTGATCCTAGCGCGAATTTCCTGTGCTTGTCGTGAAGGTTTAACTTCTTTCCATTTTTCTTCTGTGAGAGTGAATAAATCTGCCTCTGTTGGCCCATCCGCCCCGCCCGTAACCTCGGCTCGGCTGGCGATGCGGGTGTTCCATGCGTATTTCGATCCATCGCCTTCGTGTCGATCCGTGCTTACAAAACATAAACATTGTGTGCATTCAACCCAATCGGCGCACGTATCTTCACTATCTTGCTGACAATAAAATTTTGCCTTTCCCCCGCAAAACGGACATGGCTTGAGGGTCTGCGCTGGCGTGATTTTGTCAGGCATAAGACCATTCCTCCTTTATCGCTTCGTAGATTGTGTATCCATTGGCCCGATATTCGTCCCATACAGATCGCGGGGTTTGCTGAAGAATTTCAGCTATAGAATAATACCTCATTCTTGGTTCGTTAGGAATTTTCCCACAAAATTCGCATGGCGTCAGTTCCGGCTTATTCTCCATGGTACTGCTCTCCCTCAACCGCTGCGTGAAGTCTCCGCAATGCTTTTTGCAATATACTTTCGGTTATGTGTTCGGCAAAGAACCAGAGACTTTCATCCTCGGCCTGCTCCTTAACGACAGTCATGGCATTTTCTATCGTTGGCGTCAGTTCCGGCTTGTCGGTGGCGGTCATGGAATGCTCACTCCTGAAATTTGTTTCGGAGATTCAATTTCATCAGAATCATTTTCGTGTTTCTTCAAAACTTTTTCAACAGCATCGTTCAAAGATTCTCCCTCTGCGAATTTGTAGACACACGAAAACGCCGTTGCCAAACGGCGGTATGCTTCTGATTGTTCACTCATCTCTCTTCTCCGTTGTCTCGCTAGCGATCATGGCTATCTCCCGAACCAAGTATAGACACTGAGTTTTGTTGGGAAGTCCTTTGCGCCCATATCCCAGTGTTTTTTAATTCTAACCCACGGCCAAGACGGGCCTATTTGCAAAAACCAGTTTAGAAAACGAATGTTGAACCAAAGATTACTCATCTCTCTTCTCCGTCTCGCTGAGGGCTGCGCGGGCCTTCGCTCCGCAATCTTCTTCAATAGGAGCCGGAATGCCTACGCTTCTTCCGTCTGGATAATCACAAACATCGCCGTTCCAATTCTGCGTATCAGCATAAAACCTCAAAGCCCCCTCCATCACCTGTAGGCGGCGGGAGAGGGTTTCGAGGGCGGCTAGGGCATCAGCGATGTATTCGCAATCGTAGCTTCCGCCTATGTGCTTAGCGCCAATTTCTAGCGCAAGTTTGATCGTCTGCACAGGATTGGGGGTTTGAATGGTCATTTTTTAGCCATCGCCAGAGCCATAGCCATAGCCATAGCCATAGCCATTGCCATTGCCATAGCCAGAGCCATCGCCATAGCCAGAGCCAGAGCCAGAGCCATAGCCAGAGCCATCGCCATAGCCAGAGCCAGAGCCATAGCCAGAGCCATAGCCATAGCCATTGCCATTGCCATAGCCAGAGCCATAGCCATAGCCATTGCCATTGCCATAGCCATCGCCATCGCCATAGCCAG